TCCGTATCAAAGTCAACAACATTAGCGACATCGAGTATGTCAATGGAGAAGCAGTGAGCAAAGAAAATACAGTGGCATTTGTTGCCCCCCAAGTGGAAAACGAAACTGAAGAACAAATTATGACTCGTATTCGCGAGCGTTTTGACATCTTGCATGAGATGACAAAGGCCTGTGTCAACGGTGACATCCGTGCTATGATTGTGTCAGGTCCTCCAGGAGTTGGCAAATCGTTTGGTGTTGAGCAAGAGATTGAAAAGGCTACATTGTTTGACAAATTGGCAGGCAAGCGACTTCGTGCCGAAGTTGTCAAAGGCAGTGCAACACCCATTGGCTTGTACCAAACCCTGTACAAATACTCAGACAGTAATTGTGTCTTGGTGTTTGATGACTGTGACAGCATCCTGCTTGACGACGTGGCCTTGAACTTGCTGAAAGGTGCCTTGGACTCCGGTAAAAAGCGTACCATTTCTTGGTTGTCAGAGTCCAGTGCCCTGCGCCGTGAAGGCATCCCAGATCGTTTCGAGTTTAAAGGTAGTGTAATTTTTATTACCAACTTGAAGTTTGATGGTATGAAATCGCAAAAATTGCGTGATCACTTGGATGCATTGCAATCACGCTGTCATTACTTGGACTTGACACTTGACACCATGCGTGACAAAGTGTTGCGTATCAAGCAGATTGCCAAAGACGGCGTGTTGTTCCAAGAGTATGATTTTGAACCCTGTGTGCAAGACGAGATTGTTGAGTTCATGGAAGCAAATCAGAATCGTTTGCGTGAGATGAGTTTGCGTATGGCGCTGAAGATTGCAGACTTGCGCAAGAGCTTTGAAGGCAATTGGAAGCGCATGGCTGAGACTACATGTATGAAGAGTGCCTAACATGGCCTGGGTGGCTGTGCTAATGCTAGTGTTTTTCGGTCACCCCTTGTTAGCAGTATTATTGGCATTTTTGATTTTGATGATTGGAGATTGATATGAAGACTACAAAATGGTTTGTATACAAAGAAAACAAACCTGTGCATGAAGGCGCATATCAGGTCAGCTTTGGTGAAGACGGTGATCATGATTTTGCAGAACAGCGTCCGTTTTATTGGCACTGGCGCCGTAGCACTTGGTACATTGAACAACCAGGACGTAGACCTTACCAACCCGAAGGATGGATTTTAGGCAAGTTACATTGGCGAGGTGTTAGTCGATAAACATAAGTTTTCCCGGGGATTGGTTGGCTCCGCCCCGGGCTTTATACAGGGACTTCGGTCCCTGTTTTTTTGACTTTTGTTTTACAAGAGTATATACTACACTATGCCTTTTTGTTACTCTCCATGGACCAATATTGATATCAGCCCAGTAGGCGATATAACGCCTTGTTGCAAATTCAATTTTAAAAACTATCCAGAACAATTCAACATACAATCACACAGCATCGAGGAGTATTCACAAAGCAAATCGGTACAAGAAATCAAAAAAGATTTTTTAAATGGTAAGTGGCCAATGGGCTGTGAAAGATGCCAAATTGAAGAAAACAACTCAATTGAAAGCAAACGGATTTTAGATTATAATAGATGGAAAGAGCACTACAACAAATATGATCTTGAACATGGTCAATTTATTACTGCAAGTGTGGCATTTGGTAACACTTGCAACTTAAAATGTATCACATGCGGCCCAGTTTCGTCCAGCTTGTGGCAACAAGAATATAAAAAGATTTTCAATGTTGATGTACCACATTTTAAATTTTACAAACAAAACTTTGTGAATGATTTTATCAGTAATGTTCCTAATATTGTGCATCTAGATGTTCCTGGAGGAGAACCGTTCCTAAGTGGAGTGCCAGAACAAAAATTATTGCTACAACATTATATTAACACTGGCCAAGCCAGTGGGATTACATTACACTATACCACCAATGTTACTGTATTTCCGTCACAAGACTGGTGGGAACTTTGGAAAAATTTTAAAGAAATTGATCTACAATTAAGTATAGATGGGATACATGATCGGTATGAATACATACGTTATCCTGCAAAATGGAATGTGGTGCTGAGCAATATTGATCAATATTTAGAAAAAGAAAAAAACGTAACCAACATCAGGCTCAGTGTCAGTCACACAGTCAGTGCATATAATATATTGTATTTGGACGAGTTCTGCACATGGGCCAATCAAATTGGATTGCCAAAGCCTTGGTTAGGTCGTGTACACTATCCGTATTATATGCGTCCTGGGGTATGGCCAGTTGATGCTAGACAGTTTATAAAAGATAAAATATTACAATCTCAATTGACCGAGATACACCCGTGGGCCAACTTGATGGCCAGTCATGACGATAGCAAGTATTTTGATTTATTTTGCCAACGTTTAAAACAGCATGACCATTATAGAGGAATTGATTTTGCTACAACATTTCCAGAATTAAAGAATTATATCAAATGAACAAAACGTACTCTGTGATACCTTTGCTAGAAAAAAAGAGCAAGTTTTTTTGCCCAGCCAAGTGGACTGAATTATTTTTATATTTAAATCACGGTACAAGTAACAGTTGTCATCATCCAATACCTCACGAAATTCCCAAGGAATTATTATCCAATCCAGCAGTGTTGCATAACACTCCTTACAAATTGGAACAGCAACGTTTAATGATGAATGGGATAAGACCTGATGAGTGCCATATGTGTTGGCACATTGAAGATTCAAATCCCAATGCAGTGAGTGATCGAATAGTAAAAAGTCAAGGCTGGCAAGACAAGATATTGGACCTACAAGTTGATCCAACCTACGTGCCACCTTTTATAGAAGTAGTGTTTGATAACTATTGCAATTTATCTTGTAGTTATTGTGATTCGGGACAGAGCTCTTCTTGGGCTGCCAAGATTCATGCTCAACCATTGAAATTAGATTCAGACCATCGTCAGTTGTATTCAAAGATACACATTGCCCCCGGTACTACCAAACAAGAATATCTTGATGCCTGGTTAGCATGGTGGCCACAAATTAAAGATCAAGTACGAGTGCTTAAAATCAGTGGCGGTGAACCATTGATGAGCAAAAACTTTTGGCAGTTTGTTGAGTCCTTGGGAACTGCACCAAACTTGACACTTGCCATCAACAGTAATTGTTCTGTAGACATTAAATACTTCAAACGTTTTGCTGAATACGCACCAAATTTTTTAAAAGTTCAAATCGCTGCCAGTATTGATGCCACAGGACACATTGCTGAGTATTCAAGGCAAGGATTGAACTATGATCAATTCATATCTAATATAGAATATTGGTGTTCTAACACCCCAGATAATTGTTTTCTTACACTTCAGAGCACAGTCAACATACTTAACGTATGGGGATTGACAGACAAATTTGATTTACATATACAATTGAGAAAAAAATATCCAACTCGTGTGTTAGATTTTTATAGCACAATAGTTCGAGCACCAGAATTTCAATCTGTATCTTTGTTGCCAGACTCAATTAAACAAGCGCTCGGACAACGTATGCAAAGTTGGTTTGAAAACAACAATCATCTATTGACTAAAACTGAAAAAATTTTTGCAAACAAAACTCTGGGCTATCTAATAGATAATCCCATCCCACAACATAATTTTGATCGCCGTGTATTAGAGATTGACTTTGTGAAGTTTTTACAGTATTATAACAACCATAGCAAATTAAAATATCAAAATATATATCCAACAGAATTTTTAAATTGGATACAATCAATAAGCAATTATGAAACAATGCACAATACAAATACGTGATGAAGTAAACATCAAAATTGAAGGCTTGGACTTGGATGCTAGAAAGGCCTTGGTCACAGCTTTCAAATATGAGAATCCGGCTGCACGTTATTTGCCTGCTGTGCGTTTAGGGCGTTGGGATGGCAAGGTGGCATACTTCCAATTGGGAGGTAGCACCTATGTAAACTTGTTGCCCGAGATCATGCCCATCTTGGAGCGACTCAACTATGACGTTGAACTGGATGATCAGCGTGACTATTCAAACACATTCAACTTTGAACAAGTGAGTGAGACAAGTTTTGCACATGTGAAGTGGCCTCGAACACATCCTGCCGCAGGCGAGCCCATCATGTTGCGTGACTATCAAGTGGAGATCATCAACAACTTTCTAGCCAATCCACAGTGCATACAGGAAGTGGCCACAGGTGCAGGCAAAACAATCATGACTGCGGCCCTGAGCAATGCTGTGGCACCTTATGGACGTAGCATTGTTATTGTGCCCAATAAAAGTCTTGTTACACAAACCGAAGCAGACTACATCAACATGCAACAAGATGTTGGCGTGTATTTTGGCGATAGAAAAGAATATGGACGTCAGCATACCATATGCACATGGCAAAGTCTAAACAACCTGCTGAAGAATACCAAGGCCGGCATAGGCGACTGTACCATAGGTGAGTTTTTGGAAAATGTTGTGTGTGTTATTGTGGACGAAGTACACATGGCCAAAGCAGATGCGCTGAAGACCTTGCTAACAGGCGTGATGGCTAGAGTGCCAATTCGCTGGGGGTTGACAGGAACTGTGCCCAAAGAAAAGTTTGAAAGTCAAGCACTGCTGGTAAGCCTGGGTCCTGTAATTGGTAAACTCAGTGCTAGTGAACTGCAACAACAAGGCGTGTTGGCCAACTGCCATGTAAACATTGTGCAGTTGATCGATCACGTGGAGTACAAAGACTATCAAAGTGAACTCAAGTACTTGTTGGAAGAGTCTGGGCGACTGGACACCATGGCAGACTTGGTGCGTCAAGTAAACGAAACAGGCAACACTTTGGTCTTGGTAGACCGTACTGAATGCGGTAGACAACTGGTTGCAAGACTGGGAGACAAGGCTGTGTTTGTGTCAGGAGCAACCAAAGGATCAAAGAGGCAAGCAGAATATGATGAAGTGGCTGATGCAACCGATAAAATTATTGTGGCAACTTATGGCGTTGCTGCCGTGGGTATTAATATTCCTAGGATTTTTAATCTTGTGCTTGTTGAACCTGGCAAGAGTTTTGTGCGGGTTATTCAGTCAATCGGTCGTGGTATACGCCGAGCAGAAGACAAAGACCATGTTCAAATCTGGGACATAACATCAACGTGCAAATTTGCCAAGCGTCACTTGACCAAGCGCAAACAGTTTTACAAGGAAGCCAACTATCCTTTTACACAAGAAAAATTAGATTGGATGAAAATAATATGAATTATGACATTATAGTATGTGGTGACAGTTACAGTGCGGCTTTGCACAATGGCAATGCTCGTGACGGAGTGAGAGACCATTACAGTCAGTTGTTGCAAGATATCTACGGCTACAAAGTTTTATGTTTGGCACGTGGAGCTATGAGCAACACAGGAATTTGTTTTCAAATGCGTGAAGCAATCCAGATAGGTTGTAGATTTTTGTTGTATCATAAAACTTGGAGTAGCAGAATCAATCTGGTGTTAAACGACGGGTTCTACCTTGACAACGGCTTGAAAAATTTTGTTTATCCATTTGTGATAGATGAAAGCAGTTATTGTCCATGGGTGGGGCACAATGCTGCACATACTTCGGCCAAAGGCATTCGATATCCCAACAATAATGCGTCAATACTGAGCACAGTGAAAGAAGGGCTAGATCACAAAGATGGGGCACTGAATTTGACTGAAAATCAATTGCTGGCCGTAAAGTTTTACATTGCACACTTACACAACGAAGGTTTTCAACAAGAAATTGACAGTTGGGGGTTTTCTCATTGGCATACTGCGGCTGAAAAAGCTGGCATCATACCCATCAACATGAAATCTGCTATAGGACAACCCATGTTTGACTATGTGAACAAAGGCACGATTGATGATGACAATCCCTACCACACCGACCGTGCCACACAACACACAGTAGCCCAAAATGTACACAAACATATATGTTCACTGCCCTCTTGACTTTTGATGCAAAACCCTGTATTATAACAACATGCGAATTTTAACCTTAGACAACACACATTACGACCTAGATCATTTGCCTGAAGAAGTGGATGACATGCGATTTGCTATATTGGACAACTCAAATCCACAAGAACCCGATTATCATTTTATTCCGCTAATCTTTTTAGAGAGTTTTAATGCACCTGCACTTGTGCTACGCATCGGAGAGAACACTATCAAGATGCCCATGGATTGGCAGATCCTTATTGGCGAACCAGAAATAGGCGATTTGGAAGTGCTACCCCTTACATCAATCAATGATCGTGGCTTTAGAGTGTTTCAGTTCAATCCACTCACAAGTTTCCGCCCCAGTTTCCCCGACATTGAAATCCTAGATGTGTATCATGAAGTATCGTGGTATGCACCCAAACTTAAGAATGGACAGTTACTTGCTGTTCCCTTAAACGATGATCCAGATCCTGACTGTGTGTACTTTGTCAAAGACATCAGTCGCAACTGTGAGATAGTGGACTACAACAAATCATGGTGATACATGCCTTATACTGAACCACAACTGTTTGAAAACTTAACTCGCATGGTAAAAATTTACCTGGAAAGTTATCCCGAAGATCAGGAAGGATTGGAACGATTTCTACGCTGGGCACACACTCAATATGGCTACCGGTATAGGAACCCTTAAACCCGACGCCACATACGTCTACGAACGGGTGGGCAATGAAGTGTATGCACGTGAAGTAGGGGCGGACCCCAGTACCAGACAACTCATAGGCTACGGGTACGATCCTGTGTCAGGGCACCATGTTGATTACGACAGTAGAACATCAGATGGTAGACCCTTGGTTGATCATCTCCGTGAAACCAAACTGTGGGCTGAAATTCACCGCATGGCTAAAACCAATCCTGCTTTACAAGACTCCTTGGAACGTGTTATAATGATATACAAGTTGATCAAAGTAGATGAGTGATAAACTAAACATTGCCAATGAGATGCGACAACTGGATCGCAAAAACAGACGCTTCTATCGTGATCTCACAGATGAAGAACGCAAAAAGTTTTCAAACTATCTCATGATTCGTTGGGCATCATGTGTAGAAGGCAGCCGGGAAATGCAAGAGTTCTATTTGATCTCCACTAATGAACGATTAAACAAACACTTCTTCAACATCAACCGGCATCCTGAACTGCAATGGCTATGTGCTACTGCTGTGAGTCCAGACATGGGCACACCTAGACACAACTGGATCTCACCTAAGAAGAAAGAAACTGGCGCAGGAGCAAGTGCCATCAAAAAGCAACTGGCAGAGTTATTTCCCACCTACAAAGAAGATGAAATAGCCATGCTGGCCTCAATGACCACAAAGAAAGAACTTGATCAATACATCCGAGACCATGGTCGAGACACTAAGTGACCTCTCTTGCGGCTACTGCAAGAAAACATTTCGTCGTGCAGAAAGTCTTGTGGTTCACATGTGTGAGCCCAAGCGCCGTAGGCTGGATCGCAGTGAACGTGGTGTAGAACTGGGCTTTCAATCCTACTTGCGTTTCTATGAGATTGCTCAGGCTGGCAAGAAAGTCAAAACATACGATGAGTTTTGTGAGAGCCCATATTACCGGGCTTTTGTGAAATTTGGTAGATACTGTGTGGCCACACGATCCATCAATCCCAGACAGTTCACAGAGTGGTTGCTGAAGCACAACAAAAAGATTGATAATTGGGCATCGGACAAAGTGTACACAGAATACTTGTTGGATTACTTGAAGGTGGAAGCAGTGGATGATGCCTTGGCACGGTCGGTGGAATACAGCATAGACTGGGCAGAAAAGAATTCAGCACCAGCACATGATTGTTTGCGTTATGGCAGCACCAATGTGTTGTGTTATGCAATCACAGCAGGGCGTGTTAGTCCTTGGGTGATTTACAATTCTGAGTCGGGACAAAAGTTTTTGAGTGAACTCAATACGGAACAAGTGGCCATGATATGGCCTTATATTGATTCAGACGTTTGGCAACGGCGATTTGCCGATCGTCCTGAAGATGTAGAGTATGCAAAACAAATTTTGAAACAAGCAGGATGGTAAAATCAATTATTATAGTTGGCAGCACTGATTTAAAAACATCAGAATACTACAAGCAGCTTGGTATTGCACCGAGTATGTTAGTCACAACCTGTGACCATAAACAGTTGATAGGTCACACATCAGTAGGCGATGTACCTGACTTAACAGACCTTGAATATATTTTAAGTCAGGCAAAAGAAGTATACTGGGCAGAATCTAGCATTGACGAGTTTTTTGATGCTGATAGTTATTATGATTTTCTTAATTGGCTAAAAGATTACAACTTAGTCTATGACAATGTTGTAAATTTTAACAAAATTAAGTTTGATGACTATAATTGGAATCAGTTGTTGCCACAAAATTTAAATCAAAATCATGCTGTGTTTTTTGGATGTAGTTTCACCGCCGGTGTTGGGTTACCTGATGTTGAAACGCATTACTCGACTCAAGTTGCAAAATATTTTGGCAAACAAGTATTAAATTTAGCATCAGGTGGCGGCAGTAATGGATTGATATTTGATCGATTCACCCAACTTGATTTTTTTCCAGGACAGATTGTTGTGGTGCAACTTACCATGCTCGATAGATTACATTATTGTAAACAAAATCAACAGTTGGAAAAAATAATGTTTGCACATGCGGCTAATCCAACGTTGAATCGTGCAATGCTAACAGTGTATCACAAAGATTTTTTATTTTATGAATTGTCAAGTAAAGTGCAAGCAATGGTTGCTATTGCAAGAGCAAAAAAATTAAAAATGGTATTTTGGCTGATAGATTATAAAAATCCAGAAATATATTCCAAAGCCGATCAGAGGTATTTTTATCACATGCCGGAGTTTGTACCTGCAAGTTGGATGGAAAACTATATAATGGATGCAGCAACAGATAATTCACATCCAGGCATTGAATCCAACAAGTTCATTGCCGATACACTAGTAAAATATATCGAAACTGTTTATAATAAGGACTAATATGATAGGAAACATTGGTCAAACTGGCAAGTATGTCTCAGTCACCGGCGGTGCCGGTAGTAACTATGTGAACAACAGTAATTACATGAGTGTTGGACAATTACAATACAACACCAACAATCAACGACTGGAAATGTACAACGGTACCAGTTGGCAACCACTTAATCTGGGCCAGTACTATGTTGGGCTGACTCCTGATGCTGAACTTTTACTTGACTGGGTCAGTAAAAAACGTGACGAAGAAGCAGAAGCCCGGCGACTGGCTGAACAGTATCCTGCTGTGGCAGATGCCCTGGGTGCTGTTCGTGAAGCCGAACAGCAATTAAAAACTGTTGTGGCATTGTGTAGAGTATGAGCGCAGACATTGACATTGACGTCCCGGATCGTGCTCGAATACTAGAACTGATCCAGCACACACCTGCTAGACAGGTAGTAGACGGTAAGCCGCGTAAACACAACTCTGGCATTTACATCACAGACATTCCCCAGGATCCAGAACACGGCTGTGCTGCCATAGACTATGAGTCAGCAGAACAACGTGGTTATTTCAAAATTGACTTGTTGAACATGAGTGTGTATCAGTTGATCCAAGATCCTGCACACTACGAAGCCATGTTGTCAGCCGTACCTCCATGGTCAAGACTGTGGACGGACAGACCCTGGGCCAGTCAGTTGGTCCATGTAGGAAATTATGTAGATTTGTTGGCAACAATGCAGCCTGACTCCATACCCAGGATGGCTGCTTTCATCTCAATTATCAGACCAGGCAAAGCACACTTGCAACGACGGCCCTGGGATGAAGTGTTTGCAAGTGTATGGGATGGGGATGAATCACGTGGTTATACGTTTAAAAAATCACACGCTGTGAGTTATGCAGCCTTGGTATCACTGCATATGAACTTGCTCAATCAATCCGACGCACAAGTGTAATTGACTTACGCTTGCTCTTTTTGCGAGCAATGTCTACCAGGCTGCACACAGGGCCGTGTAAGATTTCAAGATCTTTATTGGAGAATGTGCGCAGGGTAAAACGAAACTTTTCCCAGTCCCCACGCAGGAATATGTTAATAGGGATTGATCTATTGCTTTCCCACCACCAAGTGTTGGCCAATTCCAGGAATTCCAGTTTGTCATCTTGTGTGAGCACAGCGCCAAAGTCGTAGATGGTTGTAACAGCATCGTCCCGATTCTGGACTATGCCAATATACTCGTTGCTGGCGTAGATGCAAAGAGTTATAAAGGGATATTTTTCCGCCAGTTTTTCAAAGATGTTATTACCCATAAATACGTATTGAGGATCCTAT